GCTGCTGGTGTTCGTGAATCCTTCGGTGGTGCCGCCGTTCAGCCATTCAAAGAACGATGCGAAGGCATCCCCGCTGCTGGTGATTAGTTCGTCCAGGTTGTCGGCCTGGTCGGTGCTTTCCTGCTCGGTGTCCTGGTTGCGGTACAGGATGTACGCGCCCACGGCCAGCAAGCCAGCCGCGCCGATCAATGCGGCCTTTTTCACCATTCGATCACCTCATAAGCCACGTCTTGAACGGTGCCCGATGTTGAGCGCACGGCCCACAGCGTTGTGGCGTTTTGCAACCACAGCCGCGCCGCGCCGTTGGACATGCCCGCCAGCCGTATTTCCGTTTTTGTCATGTCAATGGCGCTGATGGTTGCCGACTTTTGCAAGTCTGCCGAAGCGAAGGTGATAAGCCCGCGCTGAATGCGTTTTGGTTGCGCCCGTGTGGCGATGCTGCTGCCCATGGTGCTTCCTCAAAATTCGCGGTACACCCATGCGCTGCCGTCGAAACAGCGCATTTTTCCTTCCTGCGCTTCAGGCGGTGCCACGGTGGTGGCAAAGGCAGGAATCAGCCAGCGGCCAGGCTCCATTGGGTCGGGCCTTGCATCGCCATCGCCCAACAGTTCGCCCGTTTTTTCGTCGTAGTGGTAAACCTTCATTGCCCTGTCCTTAGCTGTATTTGATGGCCGCGATCATTGCCACGTTGCGCGGTCTTACTCGCACGCCGTTGACTTTGTTTAATGCAGTTCCGGTTGATGTTTGATTGAGTCCAGTATTTGCGCTGACTGTTTCGATGCTTCCATCAAAGTCAGCGGAAATCATGTGGTCAATGTCATGAACCGAATTTCTCCACCCAAAAGTAGGGTCTGAGTTATCGCGATAAACGCGCGTAGCGTTTTGACTTGAACCCACGGCCCGCCCACTGTCCACGCCGCGCCCGCGATCAGCGCCTCTCAAGAATTCGCCGCGCAAGTCAGGCAGGGCAAAGGTGGTCGCTCCATCGCCTGGCCCATAGGTCGAACCGATGGCCGCAAACAATGTCGCGTAAGTGGTGCGACTGACGGTCGCGCCGTTGCACTCTAAGTAGCCGTTGGGGATTGAGTTCCCCGCACAAAAGACAATTTGACCCGCCATGATTTCCCCGGATTCGTTATAGATGCTGCCTGTTCCGACATTGCGGATGTATGAGCGTCCCATTCATCACCCGATCAACTCTTGAACCTTGACCACGCCCGGCCCGCCATCGCTCACGGCGTACCACGCTGCGCCTGGTGCTTCGCTTTCAAACAGAATTTCGCCCGCATTCAGCTTGAGGCATCCATTCACCACGTCGATGCCCGCGCCGCCCACATACAGCACGGTTGTGCCACTGTTCAAAAAGCGAATGCCTTTGCGTTTGTTGTTGGCTGCGGCCAGCAACGTGGCCGAAGTTGCCACGTTGATGACTCCGGTGTTTAGGATGCTGGTCGCCACTGCGACATTCACGGTGCCGGTGTATCGGTCATAACCGCCGGTCCCGTTTGAAAGCGCGATCTTCACCAACTGCGGGTTGGTGATGGTTTCGATTTCTACAGCGTCAAACTCGCCTTCAGGCTCGGCATAAAAACCGGCTTCAATGTTGGTCGCCTGGTACACCATGCGGCCTTGATTGAAAAAGCGGATGTTGACCGCTTCCACGCTCTCCATGAGTCGCAAATAACTTGCGGTGCCGTTCAGGCGCCACGGTGTACCGACACTGACAATTTGACTGTGTGTTTGCATGTCTTACTTTCTGCGGCTTGCAAATGCCAACGCCGCCGCCCCGGCTACGGCGATGACCATGATTGTTTTGTTGTCGATGGTGCCTTTGGCCTCGGTCTGCGCCTGCGCGTAGGCATCCGCGACAGATTTTTGCGTTTGGCCGATCAGGTTCTGTCCTTCGTTGAACAGCTTTTCAGCGGTTCCGATCAACTGCGAAAAGCCATCCCGTTGGCCTCCCACCAATTGAGAAAACCCAGATGTTTGACCCGTGACCAGTTGCTTGAAATTGGTTTCGCTGGTGTCCAGCAAGTTGGCAAAGCCCTCGCCGTTTACTGCGTTGCTTCGGTCGATAGAGTCCAGCGCCCGCGCTACAACTTGCGCATCACTGTTTGTCACGTTGATGACGTTGCCCGATGATGCGGACAGGCCGATACCGTCTTGCACCGCTACCCGGTTGTCCTGGTTGTTGGTGGTCTGACTGCTGGCCGAAGATGATGATTTGCCGCCCATTAGATTTCCTTGATGCTTACGATTTCTGCGGCTTGGTAGCCCAGCAACTGCATGCGCCGGGCCAGTGCTGCGCGGTTGGTGTGGTAGCGAATCGAATGACAGCCTTTGAACATGCCTTCAATGGATGGCAGGCATGTCGAAAGCATGTCAACGCCTTGCAGCTTGGCCGCTGCCGCCACGATCACGCCTTGCGGCCCTTTCGCGGTGGTGTCGATTCTCAGCACAAACGCGCCCACCACGGCCCCGCCCTGGTGGATGTGATACAGCGAAGCCCGCCCGCTTTGCACCTGGTCTGCAATGTCGGCCAGGCTATCGGCCCCGGTGGCTTGCGAAAGCCACAGGGCCGAAGCCTCGCCCCATGTTGCAGGGTCGAGCGTCAGCTTTTCCGGGTCATGCGCCATACGATCAACAATCCAGCGCCGACCAAGATGTACGGCATGTAGCTGCTGAGTTCGCCCGCTTGCGCCCGGCTTGATTCAATTGAGCCGGTGCCAAAGTTGACATTCCAGCCCGACGAATCAAACGCCGCTTCCCCTCGCAGGGTTGCGGTGCTGGGTCCAGCCGAACCGCCTGCCAATCCGTTGGCGAAGCCTCCCAAAATTGGAGAGGCCAGCGCCATCCATGGATTGACAGCCGCCGCCGCGCCTGCTGCTGCTGGTACTGCCGCCATCGCGTCAGTCTTTCAGCAACAGCACAGCGACGAGCGCCGCGCCAGCCAGCAACAGCACGCCGGGCGAAATGCCCAGGCCCGCGAGTGTTCGCGTGCCCGCCATGCCTTCGGTGTAATAGCCCCGGTTTCCCAGGGCTTGCAGTTGCATGGATTGCACATCGTAGGGGCGCACAAACTCAGCGTCTGCCGCTTTGCTGATGACACCCCCGGCGACACCTTGAAACCAGTCAGCCCAATTGGACCCGCCCGTGTTTAGTGTGGATGTTTCGTCCATTGCTGGCCCCCTTTACAGGTTGCCCAGCGGGTCCAAATACTCCACGTACACGGTGCCACTGCCTGCCGCGCTGAAGTCAAACAGCCATTCCAGCGAACGCGCATCCCGTGTGTCCAGGGCGTTGCGGATGTTGCCTTCGGCGCAAAAGTCGATGGTGTAGGTGTTGGCTTGAGGGACACGACCGAAGCGCTTTTGCTCGTGTTCGTTGTCCACGGTGACGCTTTCGTGAATCACCAAACCGTCTTGCTTCACGGTTGCGCCGGTCATGGTGCCGGTGTGCATCACGTGCAAACGCTTGATGATCGAACCCGATTGCGGGCCGAATGGCACAGTGATGGGCAGTTTGCCGCCGGTGGCGATGTTGAAGGGGTACTTCAAAATCTTGGAAATCAGCGGGGCGTAAGGCTGCGATGCGCCATCACGGGCTTTTTGCTGTGCGCTTTCCATCAAGATTTGCGTCAGTGTCGGCGATGTTGCACCGGCAATGGTCACTTCTTGGGTGATGTTGGAAATGCCCATGGATGTGTCGAACGCGCCCACCAGGCGGTCGAGTTCGTTGTTCATTGCGTAGTCGGCAAAGAACAAATCCAGGTAAGTCGCCTGCGAAGCCACGCCGCGATAAGCGTTGATCTTGTCCAGGTCGGTGCCGTTGCCTTCGATGATGACTTTGCCGTTGGCTTTCACCTTCAGGTCGGTAATCATGGCCTTCGTGAAAGTGCCGCCCAATTTCAGGCGCGAGACTTCCAGGGTGCGGCCTGGTGTGATGTTGTTGGTCGCGGTGCCAGTGGCAACCACGTTGCTGAACGGCAAGCCGTTGCGCATGAGTTTTCCGACAGACATGATGTGTCCTTTCTTTTTCGGTTGGGCTTACATCACGTCAGAAACGTACGGCACGCGCTTGGCAACGATGACAGCGCCCACTGCGACAGCGGATGCTTTCACCATGCCGTTGCCCCATTTGTAGGCGGCAAACAGCAAACCGCCAGCGATGGCGTATTTCATAAGGTCAGATTGAGACATTTGGGTCCTCTCGGTGGTTGAACAGGTGCACATGATTTGGTGCGTTGATTGCAGGCCCAATTGGATGAAAAAAAAAGCCGGGCACAAAGGCCCGGCAACGGTTCCCGATACAGCGTTTTGCAGTGGCTTAGCGCAACTTTCCGCGCTGAATTTCTTTGGTGAGTCGGTCGATCAGCACAAATTCCAGGGGCTTGAGCGCTTCCAGTTCGGCTACAGGGATGCGGGTTTTTCGCGCCATGTAGTCGATATCGTCGCCTCCCATGGAAAAGCACACGTAAGCGGATGCGTTACCGATGGCGGTTTTGTCGGCTTCGGCCCAGCGCTGCGAGATGGCGAAAATGTTGATTCCCCGCTTCAGGCCACGCCGCAACAAAATGCCCCAATTGCCGGGCGCTTTGCTGGGTGTGGTTACGTCTGCGAGTTCTTCGCCGATGCAGTCCAGCGGCTCCACGTACCGGCCCGCATACATCACACAGCCGCACCAGAAATCAAACTCCCCTTTCAGGTCGCCGCCTGCCACGTAGGCCAGCCGCTGCGGCCCCTTGCGTTGCGCTGCGGCCAAGAGTGCCGCCCTGGTGGTGACTTTGGTCCATCCGGGCAGCTGCGCCCACTGGTCTTCAGGGTCCCAGGCCAGCACGCGCCGCGATTTCTTTACGGCCTTTGAAGTCCACCACGTTTTTCCGCTGCGGCTTGCGCCTGCGATGACGTACAACCGTCCGTCTTCGGTCTTCATGCTTCAGCGGGCAACGGTGCCCCCATGGTGACGGTCTTTTGTCCCACGGGTTGCGCCGGTGGTGCTGCGGTCAGGTCCGGGCCTGCGATGCGCTCCGGTTCTTTGGGCTTTTCCTTCATGGTTTCCAGCGCCGCATAAGCGGCCAGCGGTGCCATGGCGAAGGCCAGCCGCGCCCACGGGCTTTCCAGCCATTCGGCCTGCATGCCGTAGTGGTCCAGCACGCCCGCCACGCCCTCGGGTATGGGTTGCCACAGTTCTTCCGGTGCGTTGCGCAACGATGGCACTGCAAAGCCCAGCAACGGGCGAAGCATGCCCACGGCCATGGTCGCCAGTTGGATGGCCGATGCGCTCGGCGGCTGCGGCCCGGCTTGCGCCTGGTCGGTGGTGGCAACGGGTGCCCCGCTGCCTTCGGTGGCCGCTGCGGTCAGCGCGGCCAAGTCGGCGGCTTGTTCCGCTGCCGGTGGTGTGTTGGTTTCTTCGGTCATGCTTGGCCCCGCTGCAACAGGAAATCAAACGGATTCGCCACGGGCTTGCGCTCGGGCTTGGCCGGTGCCGGTGCCGGTGCCGGTACAGGTGCGGCTTTCGCTGCGGGCTTCGGGGCGGGCTTTGGTGCCGCCTCCGGTGCTGGTGCTGGTGCTGGTGCTGGTGCTGGTGCTGGTGCCGTTACCGATACAGCCGGTGGCATGGCCCACGGGTAACGGGCAACAAACGCTTTTACCCGGCGTTTGTCGCCGCCGATGCGCATTTGTTGGCTGCATTCGGCTTCGCAGTAGCCGAACGGGTCCCCGTTCTTGTCTTGCGTGATGCGCATGCCTTTGGCGGTGCCACAGGTCGGGCAGTCGATGTGGCCTAAAACTTCTTTGCTCATGCGTGATGCTCCAAACTTTTCGCCGCCATCCATTTTTCAAAGTCGATGGGTTGGCTTTCCCATACCCCTTCCACTTTGATTTTCACCATGCCGGTTTCTGGCCTCGTTTCGATTACGGTGCCCACCAGGCCCGCATGCTTGCCTACCTTGATGCGTGCCGCTTCATGCGGCCTGAATTGCTGCTTACTCATGGCGCACGCCCTCCCCGTTACGTTCGTTCAATTCGTCGTTGATGGCTTCCAGGGCTTCAAGCAAAGGCCCCACCAAAGCCGCCGCCATCACTTTGATGTGTGTCGGGGCGGTATCCCAGCGCTCTCGCGCCTTCAAAATCGCGCTTTCGCGCCTCTCGCTCGGTGTCATGGTCGATTCCTTCCGTACAGTTATTGACACGAGTCCAAGGGCGCTTCGCGCCATTGAACAGCCCACGGGCTGCGCGTCCTGCGCGGCCCACTATCTCCCAGGCATGCCGGGTAGATTCCACAAACCACGACACAAACCGTGTGGCACGGCCCGGCGGGTTCATCCATTTCATGTGTTCGGGGGTGTAGTCCTCTGCGCCCACGGTTTCCACGCCCACGGGTGCCGGTGGTAACGGTTCCCCATACCGGCCCACGCCCGGCTTTTCTTCGGTGCTGATGCGGATGCGGTAATCACGGCCACAGAAAACGCCGCCCTGTGCTTTGCAGTAGTGGTCCCAGGCGACAGAGGCGTTTTCGCGGCCTTCGATCACAGCGGTTTTGTTCACCGCCTGGTGCGCTTGCTTCAGGTGGTCCGGTGCCTGGTCGGGCACGGCCTCCACGCGCCGCAACTCGCGCCACGGTCCCACGGGTGGCCCGCCTACCTGCTGAAATTGGCGAATGCCCCAGGTCGCCGCCCAGGCTTCGACCCGTGCGCTTGTCTCCATGGCGTCATTGCCGTACAGGTCTTTTTCAACCTTGTAACCGTCGATATTTTTCGCCACGTACTTTGCGATGTAGCCCGTCGCGCTGCCGCGCTCCCAGTCGATGGTTTTGAAGTCCACCCGGTGGCGGTCTGCGCCGCGCTCGGTCGGTGAGTCGGCCAGGGCATAGCGCCAAATTGTTGCCTTCAGGTCATCCAGGTGCGCGGCCTGGTGAAAGGTCAACAGGTGCCAATGCGGGGTTCCATCGTGGTTTGGCTCAGCGATGCGAAAGCCATACAGGCCCACGCCCTGCCGCTTCAAACTCGCCCGGATGCGGCCCCAAACCTTTGCCAAATACGCCTGCGCTTCTTTCGGTGTGGTGCCATCGAATTTTGGGTTTTCCATCACGCGCCCGCCTGCCACGGTGCGCCACTTGTGCATGCGGCTTGGGCATGTGATGGTGAAGAAAAGCCCGGCATGGCCCAGGTCGCGGGCGATGCGCTCAAAGCCGCTGATGCGCGTCATGAGTTCGGCCCGCCGAATTGCCTTGTTCGCGGTGCCCTTCGCGGCCAGTTCGGCCAGCGTGAATTCCTGCCCCAATTCGTTGCGGGCAATGGTGTCTTCAAGCGTTGCCGCGTTGCGCCGGTTTTGTTGCTGCCTGCGGTTTAGGCTTTCGGTCGAAACGTAAATGTCGCGGGTCTTGTTCACCAGTCCCATGGTGATTGCCGCGCCTTCGACGTTCTTTGCATGCAGCTTGCGCAGTTGCCGCCTCCACCAGAGGGGGTCGGTCATGCGCCGCATGGCCCCTTCGCTGGTGATGTGCTTGCCTGCGGGCGGCTCCACGCCTTGCGCGGTGGTCAGCCGTTGCATGGCGGCATGCAGGTCGCCCGCCTGGTGGTACAGCTGCGACAGTTGAAAACAGCGGTTCGCCATGTCCTGCGCCCGTTGGCAAACCTCAGAATCTGTCGCGTCCAGGTTTAGGCGAACGCCTGCCAGTTGCTCAGTGGTCGCCAGTAAGGCCAGGTTGGCCCGCCGCTGCGCTTCTTGTTCTGCGGTCCAGTGCCCAGCATCAAAGCGGGTCCGATCGCGCTCCCACGCGCCTAGCAAACGGCCCTGCCAGCGTGCTGGCAAAGCGGCCACGCGCTGCGCGGCCCATTGCTCGTTTGTCGGTGCGCGGTAGAACATCAAGCGGCGGCGGTGGCGCGTTGCTGCGCGATTTGCGCGGCTTCGGCGGCTTGTTCCAGGGCGAAGATCAGCGCCCCGGCGTGGTCCTGCTGCATGAACACGGTGCAGCCCATTACGTCAGGCGACTTGATGCGAAGGCTCACGCCTCCTGTCGGTGATGGCTCCACGATCAAAGCCAAATCGGTGCAAATCTTCACGGTGGTTTTCATGCAAAGCGCCGCAGATAGCGGTTTCCTTGGTTGATTTCTTTTGGGGTGTCACAGATGGCGCGTTTGGTCGCGTCCAGGGTCATGGCTGCGGCTTCCTGGTAGGCGGCTTCCAGGCTTCCAAACTCAGCCACGGCGATGAATTCGCCCCGGTGGTTGCCGTAGGCCACAACCCAGGCTCCCCGGTCGGTTTGCAGCGGCACAAAGTGCGTCATGTGAACCCCTTTGGCCCCGTTCACGTTGTTGGGGTCGCGGGGCTGTCCTATCCGGTCGAACGGGGGTAGAAAACCAGTCGGGACATGCAATGCCCCGCGACTGGTCGCCATTGTGCTGGGATTTCTTACACGGTCAACGGCGAAACCGCTGAAGAATCAGCCACTTACATGCAGTGGTCTGGTGCCTATTTTTTAAGCACGGCCCCGCCGGGTGCGGGGAAACGAACGGGGGTTCGTGATGGTGTCAGGTGTGTGCAAGTTGCACAGCGTTATGCCCTTGATTTCAGAGGGAAAACGCCTTTTTTTGGCTGCACAAAAATGCACATTATGCGCAGTGTGCGATGTTCCCGGATGGGGCTTTTACTTACCGTTTTGTCTAGGTCAAAAGTGGATAAGGTTGTGGATAACCCATTGCATTTCACAATCGAGTTCTGTTTTGCGATTGAAAAAATCCATGGTGCGGGGGCTGCGCCATGGCTGAAAAACACCACGCCGCGCCGCTTTCGCCCGATGGCCTGCGCTACCTGCTGCACGAAGCCCCGCACCCGGTCGGTGAGGCCCGCGCTTTGGCCCTGCTGCAAATCAACCGCACCACGCTTGGCCGGTGGCTCTCCGGTGCCGTGAAAGTTCCGCACAGCGCCGCCCTGGTGCTGCGCCAGGTGGCCGAAGGCATCCCGCCAGGGGGCACGGATGCATGGCGGGGCTTTGGTTGGGATGGTGACGCCCTGGTGACGCCCACGGGCGACAGGCTCACGGCCCGCCAGTTGGATGGCCTGCACTGGCAACGCCAATACACAAACGCCCTCGCCCGGCGGGTGGCTGAGCTTGAGGGCGTTGTTGAAAGCCTGCGCCGTGTGGGCGGCTCGGCCAATGATGCGATTGTGTCGCCGGTCAGCGCTTCTTTTTGAAGCGGCCCTTTGAATCACGGGCGGGGGTCTTGCGCTTTTTCATGCTTAGTTCCTGGTGTGTTGAAAGATAACGTCGATGCGCTCATGCGCTTTGGCGGCTGCGGCTGCGGCCTGGTCGGCTTTGACATGCAAAGCGGCCAGGTCGGCACGGATGGCCGCATAGACAGCGGCTGCGCCTGCGCCTGCGGTCAACAGTTGGAAAATCCACTCCGGCATCACTCAGCCTTCGGGGCCTCAGCCATAAAGATCGCGGCCAGGCCCGCCACGCCTGCCACGATTTGGCCCACCAGATCAATGGTGCCAGGGGGTAGGCCAAAGATCAGGCCCAGCGCTGAAATGCCCGCCCACGTGCTGGGTTCCTTGATTCGCTTGATGATGGTTTGCATGGTGTCGCCCTCAGTTGAAAACGTATTTGAGAAAGTCGCCCGCCGGGCATGCGAAAGAGGCATCCCAGGTGCGGCCCTCGGCTTTGGCCCGTTCGCATTCGGTCATGTTGGTTGGTGGGATGCCCACGGCCTCGCCCACGCCGATCACTGCGCCACTGATGACGCCATCGGCCAGGTCCACCGCGCCGCCGCCAAGTGCTTGGCCTGCGCTTTTTGGTCCCTTCATGGAAACCCACAGCACAAAGGCCAGGCCCGCCGCGCCAGCGATGACGTAGGGGTTTGAAAGTTTCAGATCCATTTGGTGGCCTTCGTTGGTGTTGCCACGATTTGCCCGCCCTTCCAGGCGTTTCCTTGTGGGTCCAGCGCGGTGCCATCGTCAAAATAAGTCCATCCGTTTTTGGCGGTGTTGCCCTGCACTTCAAAGGTTGACGGTCCCCGGTAGTCGTACACCGTCGATTTTTTGACAGGCTTTTTGGTGGTCTTCCAGATCAGGAAAACGGCCACGCCTGCCAAGCCTAAAACGATCAATTCTGGTTGCTTCATGTCCGGCCCCTTTATGCCATTGGTATGTCGATCACGGTGCCGGGCTTAAAGCCTTCGACCTTCTCCATAGCCGCCAAGATGCGGTTACGTTCGCTGCTGGTGTATTGGCTCATGAGTTTGTTGATGCCGCCCACAGCCGCCATCACGATTGATTGGTACAGGCTTGTATTGTTTTCGCTCGGTGGTGCGTAGCGGTTAATCATTTGCGTCAACGTCAAACCCCGGTAGCCGCTGCCTTCAAAGATCAGCTTTTCTTTGGCGGCTTTCCCGGTGGCGTAGTTGGGAAACACAGCAAAGCGGCCATCGGTGCCGATCGCGCCCATGGAAATGGCGTAAGTGCCGTATTCCAGATTGCCGGGGTTGTTGTTGCGCCAGTTGCGCGTGCCTTGCAGCTTTTGAATTGCGCCGTTGGGTCGCTCCACGACCAAAAAGCCCGGCCCGGTTTCGACGATGCGGGCGATTTCGTTGCCGCCCACCCAGTTTCTGATGGTGTTCATGGTGTCTTCAATGATTGAGCTTTCGCCCGTGCTGCTGGTGTTCGTGAATCCTTCGGTGGTGCCGCCGTTCAGCCATTCAAAGAACGATGCGAAGGCATCCCCGCTGCTGGTGATTAGTTCGTCCAGGTTGTCGGCCTGGTCGGTGCTTTCCTGCTCGTTGTCCTGGTTGCGGTACAGGATGTACGCGCCCACGGCCAGCAAGCCAGCCGCGCCGATCAATGCGGC